TCAGCTTCTGTCATTGTTTTCTCTTTCTTTAATAAGACAAGCAGTACAAAGTTCACGACCAAGAGGATAAGGTGGGTTTTGCGTATAATCCTTACTCATCACAAAGTCAAATCTACCTTTGCAATTATCACAAATCTGATTAAGTTTTTTTGATTCCGCCATCATTCCTCCCCGAACACGTTCTCAGACTCGTCAAGGTCTGAGCGGTTGAAATAAGACTGGTCCACATATAATTCACCGCAACGAATACAATATGTTGGTGCTTCATCTCCAATAAGTGCTGGTGGGTCATAATCATGCCCGAACAGCTTACACATTAGTTTCATTTTCTATTCCTCCACCATTTTTTAATATCATTTTTGAAAATGAATATGATAAAAGCCATGATAATAAGTCCCCAAATTGGAATAGCGATCATTGCTGCTTTTATGATTCGTATTAATAATTCTTGCAATTCATTATTCATTCAATCCCTCCCCACCAGTCATTGACCAGCGATATTAGTTTGTCTGTATTTTTCCATAATTTTTGGATATTTACTAACAAATTTTAATTGTTCTTGATGTAAACGATCGGACCAATGAAAAAGTCTATCAATTNCCCAAATTGGAATAGCGATCATTGCTGCTTTTATGATTCGTATTAATAATTCTTGCAATTCATTATTCATTCAATCCCTCCCCACCAGTCATTGACCAGCGATATTAGTTTGTTTGTATTTTTCCATAACATTTGGATATTTGCCAACAAATTTTAATTGTTCTTGATGTAAATGACTTGACCAATGGAAAAGTCTATCAATTTCTGCTAAAGCGCTCAACTTTTCGTAAATCTCTTTAATGTAAAACTCTGCATTTCCTACTGATTTCCAATATGCTGATGTTCTCACAGAGTTCCCATTTTCAGCAAGTTTATGTGCGTTAATATCCGCATTTTCTTTTTTCGTCATCAGATTATCAATTTCTTTGAATATAATCTTTAACAACTTTATTTGGTAGTTTTGTACTATTTCCTCTGTTGTCATTCTCACACCTCCCCAGTGCTACCAAATCCGCCTGTACGCTTTCCATTTGCGTTGTCATCGTCTGTTGTAAGGTATTTGACAAATACCCCTTGCATTATTCTTTGACCTTTAGAAATGGTTACAGGCTCTTTTGAGATGTTCATAAATAAGCCTTTAAATTCTTGCGGATAGTAATCTGAATCGATAATTCCTACTGAATTAATCAATGCAATGCCACGCTTAACTGGATTACTTGAACGGTCGTATAATTTCAATACTTCATCATCACCAAGTTGAACAGCTAGCCCAGTGCTTACCATTTTAATTTCATCAGGTTGAATCGTAACTGTTTCACTTGCTGAAATATCATAACCAGCGCTGTGTTTTGTCGCTCGTTCTGGAATAATCGCATTTCCATCTAGTTTTTTAAATTCTCTTGTCATTCTCCATCCTCCACAGGCACAGCAAACTGCCAGTAACGCTCATCAATTGACTTGATTTCTTGTTCTGTTAATTTTAATGCATAATCTTTTCCTTTTGTAAATTCTGAGATTATTCCACTTTCCGCTTTTGATACGAAGGTTGAATCGCTTAATCCATAAACTTTTGGTAAGTCAATATAGAACAGCTGAGGTTTTTCGACTGTGTAGCCGATATTTGTGTATCCGATATTTCGAGCAATGATATATTTTTCTGGATTATTTTTAACCCACAATCCGGCTTCTTTTAAATCTTTATCACTAGCAGTGAATATATCCTTCAAAATTTTTGCTATGCTGTTATCCATTTGTTCATCCCATGCAATTGCTCTTGCCACACAATCAGGCACGACTGGCAGGGATTGCTGTGGTTTTGCGTTACTTAGTTTACTTTCAAGATAATTGATATATTCATCTCGTTCTTGAATACACTTGTGAGCTTCCCTATTTTTGTTAGTATAAAACTCTACGGCATTGCTTAGTAAAGGCTTGATACTATCTTGAGTGATATTGCTAATCGGTCTTTTCATTTCTTTAGTCATTTTTCGTGTCCTCCAAGCCATTAATTCCCTCTAAGCTGTCCCAGCCTATGTTTGCTTTAAAACTTTTAACATCTCTCTACTTGCGGTAAAGACGGGTCTGTTTGCATATAATCCCACCATTCAGAGCCGTCATATTCCCCTCGTGTCATGATGAAACCACTCCCTTTAATCATTAGGTTTTCTGCTATTTCCTGACCGCCATAACCGCTATCATAATTCGTTTTTTTCATCAATTCGAGCGCTTTATTTGTATTAATTTTTGTCTCTGAACTACCAATATATTCAATATCGGCAATTGTTTTATCGTGGCTTTCTAAAATCGTGATTGTTTCATCATATAAATTTGTCATTTCTTATCTCCTTCCAATAATTCAGGGTTCTCATAGATATTTCCGATGACTTTGATGTAGTAAGACAGATTAATATCATACATACTATTTTGAACTTCTCCATCGATATACCACATAAGCACTTCATGTAATCCAGTTATACTACCTACACCGCCATCACAGAAATCTGTACGTCCGTACATATCCGTAACTTTAACTATATCTCCTTCATAAATATCAACGCCATTTTTATCTTTTAATCCTGTTGACTGCATAAATTCAACGTTTTCATCAGCGCCAGTACAGAAATGGTCAAAACGATAATTAATACTATCATCGAAATATTCAACTACTCCATAACTCATACGCTCATCTTCTTTATCCCAAGCTCTTAATTTTGGTATCATCTCATCCCTCACTTCACAACTCTGTCAAAGAGTTCACATGCATGGTATCTTCCATTTATTTTTACAATTCTAAAATCATCACGCTTAACTGATTTTTTAGTGAACTGGTCTTTTTCAACCGTTATATATTTGTCAGTAACTTCGATAACTTTTAAGAATTTTGTGTCGCGGAAGCATATTTTATCTCCACGCCTTATTTCATTTTTGCTGAACATATTACTACCTCATATTTTAGCTTATAAGCGCTTTTAGATTGTTCGTGATAAATTTTATCCATGAAACAGTTTAAGCGCTCAATGTAACCGTAATTTTCATGAATTAGAGCTATTCTGTCAGCTCTTTTACTACTAACTCGACTTTCCACATCTTTGAATCTCCAGAAAGCCCGCCATGCTCAAAACTTGTTCTGCGAATAATATTTTTATTATCATCACTCCATATTCCAGCATCTGTCAATCCATCTATAATCGCCTTTGAAGTTGGCGAATAGTTTGGTGGATCATAACTATAATTTTTAGGAAGATATAGCACAACGAACACATCACAACGGCGCTTCTCATGAAATTGCTCAAATACTTCATCTGACTGGTCTAGCCATTCATGAGCTGTTCTACATGCAATCCGTCTTAAACGCTGTTTAGTATTATTGGCTGAAATTCTTGAACCATAAGTTGTGCCCTTGTTATCATTCTCATTTATCATTTCTTTTCTGAGAAAGTTAAATTCAAACTTCACTTGCTTCTCCAAATCTAACAATTGCAGGCATCTGAGCCATGCGATTAAGGATAAAAAGAATCTCATGCTCAGTTTTCTCTGCCAGCTTCTGCTTTTTAATTTTTCCAAGTGGGTAATGTTCGTTTTCCCACTGCTCAATGATTATTGTTTTCATTGCTTCTCCTAGAATGGCAATTGACTAACACGCTTATCTTTAATATTTTCAAAATTGAATGCTTTTTTTCCAATACCTCTGAACAAACGGCTATATGTCCTGTTATGATATTTTTTTCTTATTTCATCACTTTTTAGATTAGTGGTAATAATAGTCTTAGTCCTTGCATCCAAAACTTCTGTCAGTAAAGACATCGACCATTCTGTTATTTTCTCGCTTCCAATATCATCAATAACTAATAAGTCAGTATTTCTAAAAACTTCCATGAAGTATTCAGTTGAATAAAAGCTGTCTTTATTATCAAAACTATCTTTGATTAAGTGAAGAACCTCTGACCAACTTGCAAAAATAACGGTTAAATCAGTATGCTGTAAACAATCTTTTAAGATGCTCATGGCTAGGTGACTTTTCCCAGTTCCTGCTGGTCCGCTCACTACTGTGTTTCCCTCACCGCCAGTATAATAATATTCAGATACTTCTTTTGCGAACGCCAAAGCTCTTTTTTCTTCGTCAGTTACTGCATTAAAATTTTCAAAACTTGCTTTTTTTATTGTCATATCTCTCACAATGCTATTGCGATTAAGCCTTTTGACAAACTCAGCTTTTTTCCTACGTTTAATCACTTCTTCAGTCTCACGATAGACAACATCGGCATAACCACAGTTCATAATCAAAAAAGGTTCATGTCCACTCAATGCTGTTTTTTCGTTATTATCAAATTTATTTTTCTCTTTAAGATATTCGTAGAATTTAGAATAACTTTTTGAAACTTCATCGCTAGTCATCTTATTATCCGAAATAAATTTTTCTATTTCTGGACGAGCGATAACTTTATCAGTCATTGCATTAAATTTATTCATATCAACAAATTTTCCAATAACATCTCCGATACTTTCCATTTCTTCCTCCTAAAATGGCAATCCAAGATCATCATAAGGCTGTGCTTGTTCTTGGCGCATTGGTGTCTGGTTAAGGTAATTATCAAACTTCGTTCCGAATAAAGTTGACGGTTGTAAATATTTTTCTGCTGGTTGACCGTTTATTGTTTTACCTGTCCAGTCAGCAACTTTATTATCAACGACCCTCTTAAAGTCATCTAGTTTATAATCCTCGTTCCACCTCGCTTTGATAAAACGTTTGTGAGCTTCAGTAGTTTTAAAACTTCGCCCTGCTTTTTCATTCAAGTAAGAAATGATTTCAGAATATGGAATAACATCGTCAGATTTATCTGACATAGTATTATTATTCTTTTTCTTATTCTTACTCTTATTCTTATCTTCTTCTGTTGCGTGACTGTCACGTGACGTCACGTGACCACTTAACAAAGCTTGCCTTTCGCGCTGTGCCTGCTTTCTTATCCTATTTTGCTCTCGAATTTTATCCATTCCATCAATATTTTGATGCTTTTCCCAGTTACTTATACTAATGAGATTATCATTGTAAATTTCGATTAACCCAAAGTCTCTGAATGTTTTAAGAGCCAATCTTACAGTAGAAACAGGCCTATTACACAAAGCAGAAATCATTTCATCAGTATATGGAATATGATTACTTAAATAGACAAGTCCAGAATCATTTGTTTTTCCTGCCAAACTAAGCAAGTAAACCCATATTCTAAAAATCGCATCATTTTCTGGCATTTCATCAATCAATTTCATTTTTTCATCATCAAAAATATTAACGCTCAATTTAATCCAACTAATTTCAACCATTCGATCTCCTTTCTTCTATATTTATATCTATTTTTTTATTTAAAATTAAAAGCTGGCGATGAGTGGTTATGTGTAAACACTAAATACTCATTGACTTTACGGCTCGTTCCGCCACCCTCCAGCTTTGACTAAATACGAAACCACCGCCCAAGATGGTTTTGCTTAAAGTTGAATTATTTCTAATTCTACTGCTCAGGATTAGTGAGGACTGCAGTTTGCTCATAGGTTTAGTTTTGACCTACTAGAAATAATTCATCCATAATTGGTTCTTCTTCATCAACGACTGTCTGAGCGGATTTTTTAATTCGAATCCAATCGGCAATAGACATAATCGCTTCTGACGGTTCCATATTTTTCCAATACTCAATATCTTTATCACTCGCATTATGAGATGCTGCAGCCGCAAAAGCTTTATCATATTGTGCTTTTAATTTATTAGCTTTTTCTTCTTGCTCTGAATCATGAGGAAGCTCTAAAGGTTTATTAATTATCTTTTGCAGCGAACTCTTCATTTCTTCATAACGAAGATTAGAAATGTCAAATTGACGCTTGTTATTCTTATCAAAGTAAGATCTAATTTCAACATCTTGGTCTTTTAAAACAAGGTTTTTCAATGCTTTGCGTAATGCAGGTTTATATCCTGTTATTTCCCCTGTTTTTTGGTCAACTTCTTCAATATCTCTGCTAAGTAAAACAATTGTTTTATCTCTGAATTTACTCATCATTAAACTTTGCATATCTTTGTACAAAGCATTTATTTTACCCCAAGCACGCATCGCTTGCCTAGAACCAATATCACTTCTGAGTAATGTTTGTGCTCGTTCGTCAAAATCTTCAATCAAGTCAATCACTAAAACATCCCAATTTTTAGTATCTTGTTCAGCTAAGTTTAATGCCTGAATGAAATTAGAAATAATTTGTTCAGCAGTATTAGGAAATTCAAAATCTATAGCACGATATCCTTGTCGGCTTGCATTTCCATCCGTACTTATGAATAACGCACGGTCTGGACTCGTTGCAAACTTAGCAGCTAAAGTTGTTTTACCGGAACCCCCTCCGCCTGAAATTAAAATTCTATTTAACTTAGGGCTCCTTGCTCCACCGGGTTTAATTTGCATTACCATACTTCTACCTCTAATTCTTCGTATTTTTTGTTTTGGATACAGCAGTCGCAATTATGACAAAAGTATCCATCCATTCCCTCATGCTCAATATTATGAGCGATGTTATCCAACTCAGATAACACAGTTTGAACAAGAATTTTATCCGAAATATCAGCAAGTTTTCCAAAATCCATCGTAATCGTCTTAATGTTTACTGGAAGTTTCTTGGTAAAACCTACAATTTTTCCTACCACTGTATAATCTAGTTTCGTATAATCAGAGAATTCTTGAGCAACTAACCATGCGTATAAAGCTAGTTGTTCTCTATAATGGCTGTACCATTCCAAATAAGCTCTGATATTTTTATCAAACACATCTTCAAAACTTGCGGCCGTTTTCCAGTCAATTATTTCAATGATCTTATTTTCGTGGTCAAACCTTAAGACATCAATTCTTCCACTAATCACAAAATCATCATAATCTGCTCTGATGTAAAGTTCTTTATGAGTATGTAAAGTATCGAAAGACTGATAAGTTTCAGTTTTTTTCACTTCATTGACTGCCATCACAATATCTTTAAAAACTTTTTTAATAGCTTGATTCTTCTTGCCTAGATTGCCCATCATATCCACAGAGTGCTCTTGAACAAAGTCATCAGTACTTTTATCTCCCTCAAGCATTGCATGAGCATAAAGGCCAACTAGCATGGCTTCTGTAGGAGATTCAGCGTACCTTTTTGCTTTTCTTTCCCTTAATCTAAAAGGGCATTCCTGAAAAGTTCTAATATCAGAAAAACTAAATCTTGGCTTTTCTTCGGTCATTTAATGTTCTCCGTTTCTTATTTTTGTTGAAACGTGATATAATCTAGATATAAATTTAAGAAGACACATCACGTCTTAGTCCGCATTCCTAGTGCGGGCTTTTTTATTTTGTAAGCTCAACCGCTGCTTTATAGGCATTTGACCATTCATAAAGCTGAGGGATGAGCGAATTTTGAAGAAAATCTTTTGAGTAAACTGAGAGTTTTTCTTTATAAAATTCGACTGACTCTTGATAAACTACTTGTCCAAGATGATTAATTGTTTTTACTTGTTCCATTAGAACCTCCATTTGCCTGCGAGGGCTTTTTTAGTTCCAAACTTTTTTCCAGTCTGAAACACATTCGTTAAGCATTGCAGCTTTATCAGCAGCAAGCTCTTGTTTATTCTTTTTGCGTGAAGTCATATAAAGACTTCCGTCTGGTCGTTCCCAAGTTTCAAAGACTACTACCCCACGATTTTCTCGTTTGATTAAATCATGGTAGATTTGTCCAACTTGTGTTGGAATTAGTCGAACTTTACTACCATTTATGATTGTTGTTTCCATGTTTTCCTTTCTATGTATGCGTTTTAATCCTCCGAGTGCTATAATTACTGTGAGCAGATATTTGCGGTATTTGCTTAGTTTTATGGAAAGGAGGTATAGTGATGAACAAATTAGAAATAACTTCGTTTGAATATGCTGTATCAGTTGTTAATGAAATCGCTATGGACAAAGATGATACTTTTATTCCATTTGAAATCATCTGGGATACTTCACTAGGTATTGCTAAAGCAAGAACGATTATCTATGACCGTTACAACTATCCAGTTCTTAACGAATCGATAAGAGCCGAAAGCATTAATCAAAAATCTTTTGATCCTGGCGCTAAGGATAATGATTCATTTTCGTTTATTAGGCATGAAGTTTTCAACTATTTCAAAAATACTGGTTTTGGTAGACAAAACTTGCATCTTTTGAAAAGACCTGACTTGTTAATGGCTGAGTTGATAGAATTATCCAAAGTTAGCTTCCCCAGTGACATCGTTGCCCCTGATTATGCAACTATCCTTGATTTTGAAACACTAGATGGATCTATGAAATTACCATTTATTCATAGCGATTCTATTGAAATCAAAGAACCTATCAGTTTAATTTCAAAAAATTAGATTCGTATTTGATTAAGTTGTAAACGTATTGAAGGCTTGCATACGCTTGTTCGTGTGTTAAGTCTTCTTTTTTTAATAAATCAAGTATTTTTAATCCCACTTCGTTCAGTTTTGGTTTTCCAAAGAAATCTAATGGCAAGTTGTCACGTTTAAAACCTTTTAAATATCTGTCTCTTGCAGTTTCTTCTTCTGATTCTCTTGTAACTTTTAAATCTTCTGGATTCATAAATTTCTCTTTTCTAGCGGAGCACCGCATTTAATTTCTTAGCAATGAGCTTGATTGCTCTAATGTTCTGTGTGATTAAGTCGTGTATCAGGTCAAACAGGATTTCACCCGTTTCTGGGTTGACTATGTATGTGTAGGTCATGAGTAACTCTTCTTATTTGATAACTGATTGACGCTTTTTAAGTTCTTGCTTATACTCAGGAGTATTTACAAACTGCATGAAGTCTCTGATTTCTTTGTATCGAAATCTACGCCCATTCATGAAAATACCAGACTTAAATTGTGGAAATAGCTCCATTGCTTTTCTACGTCGATAAACAGTTTGGGCGTGGATGGAAAACTTTTCCGCTACTTGCTGAGTTGTCAAGTAATCATCATCTTTATATTCCATCTGAACTCCTTTCTAAGCTAGTTCCACTTGGTACTTAATAGCAAACTCTTTAACTACTTGAATATAAATCTGAGTAGCTTTTTTATCAGCTTCAATAACATCAAGTTTATTAAGTTTTTTAACTGCAGATTTGCTATAGCCTTTTTCAATTTGTCGGGTTTGCATATTTCTCAATCGAATATTAAATTTAAAACCGCCTCGCCGTTCGACTTCTGCATAAATTTGCTGATTGATTTCTTTAAAGGCAACTCCTCCTTGTTTTAATGCAATTTTACGAATGAAATTACCTGTTTCATTACGCCAATTAGCAGTATTTAAAGCAACAATTTCAGAAATATTATCTACTTTGTCATTAACTTCAAGCAATTTTTGTTCTTGGTTTGCTACCGCTTGAAACATTTGATTGAACATTTGAAGTTCAGGGCTAAGATTTGAAATATCTGGTTGTTGTTTGATATGTTGCTCCATTTGGTTGAAACGACCGACATAACCTACGGTGAACTGCGTTCCTTTAGCCCCAGTCATACGGTTACCGAAAACTTCGCATCCTTGTTTCGTAACTAAATAACAAGGCAACTCTTTATTTTGAGCTGAACGATAGGTACTTTCTACGAAAAACGTGTTAATATCAATGGTTTCAGATGAGCCCCCACTTTTCGGTTCTCCTAAATCACTAATAATTTGGCGAATATCTGCCAATACGTGGTCATGGCGACGCCCAACCATTTCTGCAACTTCCAATGAAGTTAATGTATTTTCTAATTGATTCATGTTTTATGAATTCCTCTCTGTTGATATTGAAACTTTAGCATTCTTTAATTACAAAGAGATATCTATTTATTGAAATTGTACAATGCGTATAAAGTCTATTTTTTCCAAATATTCTTAACTTAATAACCTATGATAAACTTTGATAATTTTCCATAAATTATGCGTGTATCGTTATGATAAGCGCTGATAATTTTTGATAAGCTTTATTAAGTTTGTGTTTTGTAAGCAAAAACCAACTGTCCAAAAACTCAATCAAGTTCAATCCCTAAAATATCAGCAGCTAACCAAATCTTTTGGCCTACTAAGTCAGCAAATTCTTTTCGAGTGATTTGTTCTCCGTCTTCGTTTTGAATTCCATAGTCCGAGAAGGCTGCTTTAATTAATTCATTTGCTTCGATAAGTGAAGATTTAACTGTTACTTCTTGTTCGTCATTTTCATTTGACGAAATTTTAATTAATTTGTTCATTTTTGAATCCTTTCTAGTTTCGTTCTTTTTCGGGAACGTTCGCTTTAAAAAAAATGCCTAAATCTTCTTTATCGTATCCAAAAATAGAAGCCAATTTTATAAGCTCATTAGCCCCAATAGACACAATGCCGTTTTCTCGTTTTGCGTAAGCGGCTCGTGTTTTCCATCCCATTCGCTTAGCAACTTCGTCTTGTGTCAAATCATTTGCGATTCGTTCTGCTTTGATTCTGTTTAAATCAATAGTCATATTCATTTCTCCTTTCGTTCTTTTTCGGGAACAAATTAATGATATCACTATCGTTCTCTTTTGTCAACAGAAAAGTTATAAAAAAAAACAAAAAAACTTTTTTCGTTTACATCTTGTGCTTTTTCGGGAACAGTGGTATAATGTTTTTATCAAGTTTATAGAGAGAAAATCATGCGAACAAATGAAGAAATTGTAAGAATACTAATAGATGAAAAAAATAAACAAAATCTTTCCATATCTGAATTAGCTAGAAGAGTTGATATGGCGAAATCTGCTATATCTAGATATTTTAATTTTAGTAGAGAATTCCCGTTGAATCGTGCTGATGATTTTGCTAGAGTCCTAGGAATATCTACAGAGTATCTGTTAGGTATATCTAAAGATGAAATGCCTAATAAAACAAAAAAACAGTCTCCTATAGTAGAAGAAATAAATAAAATCAGTTCACAACTCGAAGAGCCAAGACAAAAAATAGTTTTAGAGACTGCAAATGTTCAATTAAAAGAACAAGAAGAGCAGAATAAAGTTAAACAAATAGAAGACTATCGTCTAAGCGATGAATATCTTGAAGAACAAATAAGTAAAGCCAGCGCCTATGGCGGCGGTCAGCTTAACGACAATGATAAAGAATTCTTCAAACGTTTGTTGAAAAATACTCTTAAAGAAAAAATTGATAAAGGCGATTTATGAGTAAACTTAGAGAGCTTTCTCGAGAGCTTGGTGCTGAAATTATATATTTCATTCCATCAGAAAATGATGTTGTCCTAATTGATGACATTAAAGGGTTGTATCTTCCTAAATATGATATTATCTATATCAGAGATGATTTGACGATAATAGAACAAGAAAATGTTATTCTTCATGAATTAGGGCACTGTTATTGTGGACACACCCATTATAATTGCCATTCTAAAATTTTTGGGAGTAAGCAAGAGGCACAAGCAGACCGATTCATGGTAGTTCACAGATTCAATGAATGGCTTTCTAAATGGGATTTTGCACCAGAACCAAATGAAATTAATATCAGTCAATTCATGGATGCGTATGAACTTAATAATAAACTCAAATGGATATGTGAATCGGTTATTGAAGAATATACTGCTGAATATTATGAAGCTATTTAAATAAAAAAACTACGAGCAATGTCTTGATTCTCGTTAAAAGCTAGGTTTAGGAAGTATAAAACTTTATGGAAAATAGAAAAACACCAAAACCCAAAAAACCAATCTATAAAAGAGTTTGGTTTTGGATTGTAGTTATCGTGTTAATTTTCGCTATCAAAGGAATGGGAAGCGGGAAGTCAGATGATAAAAATACAAGTTCAAAATCAAAAGAAACCTCACAATCATCAACTAAAAAAGATGAAACTAAGGTTACTTCGAAAAGTTCTTCAGAAAAACCAAAAGCTTCTTCTAAATCAGTTTCTGCAACACCAGTAACTTTCGAAGAAATTGTAAAAGCATATCAAGCGAATGGCGCCGCAGCTGACGATACATATAAAGGAAAAGTTCTTGAATTCCAAGGAACAGTTTCAAAAGTTGCGAAAGGTATATTTACTGGAACAGATGTAACAATCGATGCGGGTAATTTCACAGATAATCAATTTATGAACACTACTGCAACGATTAACATGCCTGATGACCTTGCTAAAAAATTAACATCTGGTCAAGCTTATACTTTCCAAGCAAAATTAAACGATGCTACTATCATGGATAGTGGATGGGTTCAAAATCTCAGCATGAGCAAAGGAACAATAAAATAGATTAAACTAAAAAATCCACCCTATCTTTGGTCGGACGAGGGTGGATTTAAACTATAAAGTAGTATAAAGGCTTTAATAAGCTTTTTTACTATACCATTCTAACAGAAATGAGGTATAAAAAGCAAATGTGGGTAGAAGATTTAGCTAATGGTAAATATAAGTATTGTGAGCGCTATACAGACACTAAAGGTAAGATAAGGAAAGTATCAGTAACTCTAGATAAAAATAGCTCTAGGGCTCAAAATGAAGCTTCCAGGCTATTGTATAATAAAATAGATGCAAAGCTTGAAAAAGAAAAACAAAAAATTGAAGATGAGCAAAATAAAATAGCTTCTATCACTTTCTGGGAAGTCCAAGATGAGTATTTTTCAATTTATGAAGAAACCGTAAAAGCTAAAACTGCCTCACTAAGAGATACAGCAAAGAAAAAAATTAGAAGTTTAGTTAGTGAAGAAACATTATTATCAGATGTTAACTCTGTTTTTATTTTAGATATATTGGAAAAATTATATTATAAGGAAAATTATTCTTATTCTTATATCAAGACGCTTAAAGCTTCTTTTAATATGGTTTTAGACTATGCTATATCAAAAGAATATCTGTCAGTTAATCCTATTCCTAATGTTAAAATCAAAAAGAAAGTCTTAACTTTAGAACAAAGAGAAAAGAAAAAAGAAAAATATCTTGAACGTAGCGAATTAAAACAAGTCATAAAAGATATGGCAGTAATTGATAAATCAACCTCATTATTAATTGAATTCATGTCACTCACAGGTCTAAGATTTGGAGAATGTGTAGCGATTCAAAACAAGAATATTGAAAATAATGTTTTACATATAAACGGTACATGGGATAGCGTTTCTAACTCTAAAACAACAACTAAAAATATTTATTCAGATAGAAAAATAACGCTACCCAAAAGATGTCTTCAAATAATTGAAGAATATCCTTTAAAATATCCAAAGGATAAAATAAGCAAAGATAATTATATATTTATTTATAAAAACAATAAACCATATAGCATATCTGTTGTAAATAGCAGACTAAAAAAAATAAATTCAGCTAAAAATTTAAGTACACATATTTTCAGGCATACTCATATTGCTTTATTAACTGAGCTTGGAATACCTTTGAAGTCTATCATGGAAAGAGTGGGTCATAATAACCCTCAAACAACTCTTTCTATATATTCTCATGTAACTGAAGAAATGAGCAAAAATATAATAGAAAAACTAAATGAAATAGACCTCTTAAATTAG